CGCCCTTAATAAAGATATGGAAGAATTTAAAAAGTATTTTACAGGATTAACACGCGACTTTGGTTTTTGTAATGTAGAAAACGGCTACATAGATGAGAACACAGGTAAATTAAAAATAGATCCCGGAGATTATGGCTGGGCTCATCGAGCTATATCAGATGAAGATTATCAAAAACATTTAGACGGAAAAGTATCAATAGGATTACAACCATGTGATGATGAAGGTACATGTTCATTTGGAGCAATAGATGTTGATCCAAATAACTATGCTGATTTTAGTATGGGTAAATTTTTAAAAGTCATAGAAGACAAAGATCTACCCGTCATACCCATTAAATCAAAAAGTGGTGGATTACATATTTATATTTTTACAAAAGAAAAAGTACCTGCAACATTAATTAGAGAAGTATTACAAAATTTATTATTTTTATTTGGACTGTCATCTAAGACAGAAATATATCCTAAACAAACTAAACTAGGTAAGAATCAAAACGGAGAAAAGACCGTGGGTAGTTTTATAAACTTACCTTATTTTAAAACAACAGAACGTAGAGCACTTAAACCAGATGGTTCTCCAATTGAATACAAAGATTTTTTAAATGTAGCTAAAGCAAACTTACAAACAAAAGAATCATTAAAAGAATTAATAAACAAAAAAGTAAATGATGAATTATCTGGAGGACCAGATGATTTAAAAGATGGGCCACCATGCTTACAGGTTATCTGCAAACAGATCCAGGAATCAGGCACCAAACTAAAAGATGAAAGAGATAGATTTTTATTTAACTATATGGTTTTTTGTAAAAAGAAACATCCAGAGTCTTGGGATAAAAAAGTATTAGAAGCAGCTAGAAATTATATACAGTATGATGAGATATGGGGTGATGAGAAAGTAAAAGAAAAAATTAAATTTTGGAAAAAAGATACAGCTGGTCATACTTGTTATGATCTACCTATCTCTGCTTATTGTGCAAAAGGTGTATGTATCAAAAGAAAATTTGGTATAGGAAGTAATAGAGATACACACTGGCCACAATTATCTAACTTAATTAAGATAACTTATAGACCAGAGCCAGAATATTTTTTTGATGTAGAACTAGGTAATAACGATGTAGTTCAAGTGCACGCAAAAAATATAAGTCGTATGGATGAAGTAAAACAAATGCGTAAGTTAGTTGCAGACAGCACAAGTATCTTTCCACCAATAATAAAACAAAATGAATTTCAAAAAATTCTTGAAGGATTGTGGGCCACCAAAAAAGATATGCCACCTCCTATAGGAACTAACCCTATAGAAATTTTAAAAGAAGCTTTGATAGAATATGTAAACGGACCAGAGGCAACTACCAACACTGCATTTGAAAGTGGCTCTGTATTAATAGAAGAAGATTATTATTATTTTATATTTCAAAAATTTTATGAAGAATTAAAACGAGGAGACTGGACTCAGAAAAGAGATAGGACAGCTCACCTGATTCGCCAACACTTCAAAGGGGAGTTTGATTGTAAAAAAAGATTTCCTAAAGGCGACAACAAAGAATCTTTTCCACAACTTAGAGTATTGAAACTACCAATAGAAGGATTAGAAAGAGAAGAAACACCAGATGAAAAAGTAGAAATAGAAGACAAAAAGGAGATAGTATGACGAAAAAAGTACCAAGCATATGCATATCATTACCTGCGTACGATCAAATGCATGTTGCAACCTGTTTATCATTGTTAAAGTTATTTGATAAATTTACTAAAGCTAAAATAAAAACAACAATAAATACATTTAAATGTCCTTACATTGGATATGGTAGGAATGTACTCACAGCACTATTCCTACACTCAGGTTTTGATTATCAATTGTTTGTAGATGCAGATGTAGAGTTTGAACCTGAAGTTATAGGGAGAATGATAATATCAGAAAAAGATTTTATTTGTTGTCCGTATAGAAAGAAGACACAAGATCAATCAGTTAAATATTCTGTTAACTTTGAAGACCATCAAAATATAAATATTGATAGCAAAGGAGTTACAGAAATAAAAAGAGGACCTGCAGGTTTAACATTGATTCATAGAAAAGTTTATGAACAATTAATGGCTAAACATCCTAACCTGCATATTAAAAATTACAGTGCTATACCAGAAGAAGCAGCTAAGTATCTCTATAATTTTTGGGAAACAGAATTTAAAGAGGGTATTTGGATTGGTGAAGATGTAAAATTTTGTGATCTAGCGAGGGAAGCTGGGTTTAAATTCCATGCGATAGTAGATGGAGAAACTATTCATCATGGAACTTATGGTTATAAAGGAAAGTTAGTAGATACTTTTCAGTCAGCAAAAAATGGCAAAGCTGACTAAAATTTTTGGTCCACCTGGTACAGGTAAGACTTACAGATTACTCCAAAGAGTGAGGGCTTATGTTCGAACTGGTACTCCATATCACCAGATTGGATATTTTGCCTTCACCAAAAAAGCATCGGGAGTAGCACGTGATAGGGTGGGAGTGTCGGAAAAACAAGTTCCATACTTCCAAACTATCCACGCGTTTTGCTTTCATCTTTTAAATATGAATGAAGAGCAGATTATGCAGCCATATAATTATGAAGAGATAGGTAAGATGTTGGGAATCCGTGTAAATTTTTCTGATAAATATAATGAGGAACAAACACATTATCTGACTTGCAACAACCCTTATTTTCAAATGATCGGTAAAGCTATTAATTTAGACATACAAATAAAAGAATTATTTAACAGGAATGAACATGACAGGAAAGTTATTGATTGGGGTCCACTTAAAAATATAGCTAGTACTTTACAAGAATATAAAAAAGTAAATGAGATAATGGACTTTAATGATTTAATTAAAACGTTGATAGACAAACAAGATAAGATACCAAAATTAAAAGCTATTTTTATTGATGAAGCACAAGACCTATCTCCACTACAATGGAAGTTAGTTGACATACTAAAAACTAAAACTGAACATTTATATTTAGCTGGTGACGATGACCAAGCTATTTATGCGTGGGCTGGAGCTGATGTCAATAGATTTATAACTGAACCTGGAAGAGAAATTATTTTAAAACATTCAAGAAGAATATCTAAAGCTGTACAGAAACAATCCGAAATACCCATTAGTCGTATAGCAGGCATCAGGAAACATAAAAAATATTTACCAAGACCTGTAGAAGGGTTAGCTCAACACATAAATAACTTAGGCCAGGTTAATTTAAAAGAAGGTAATTGGTTAATTTTATCTAGGACTAAAAGTAATTTACTTACAATTATGGAAGAGCTTAGACGTAAAAATTTATATTATCAAAGCAACAAAGGTAAAAGTTTTACAGTTGGAATTTATAATGCAGCAGTAGCATATACAAAATGGAAAACAGAAGAAGCATTAGAAGCATCAGAAATAAATGACATCAGAGATTACATACCACATGCAAAATTTTGGAATAAAGATAAAGAATGGTATGAGGTATTTACTGCAGCGCCTCATAAAGAAGTTTTATATATTAGAAATATGTTAGCAGATGGAGAAAAATTAAGTGGTAAAGCTAGGATATTTGTATCTACAATTCATGCAGCAAAAGGGGGTGAAGAAGATAATGTAATTTTATCTTTGCATCAAAGCAGTAAAGTTCAGAAAGGAATTAAACAAAGCATTGACAAACAAGATGAAGAGCATAGAGTGTGGTATGTGGGCATTTCGCGAGCAAGAAATAATCTATATAAGTTAAAAGCTAAAAAAGTAATAAAGGAATATAAACTATGACAAACAAAGAAATGTTCAAAGGCACAACATACAATTCTTTAGAAGAGCAAGTCGGCGGAAAACACTATCGTTCCATGAAGATTCAACCTGCAGAATTTATTAATGAAAACAAATTATTATTTGCTGAGGGTAATGCTATAAAATATATTTGTAGACATCAGTCGAAAGGTAAAGAACAGGATATAAAAAAAGCAATACATTATTTAGAAATGATATTAGAAAGGGATTACTCATGAAGTTACCAACTTACATGCAAGCTCAAACAGAATGGGTAATGCACACAGAATATCCAGACTTAAGAAAATATGATGAAATAGCAATTGACCTAGAAACAAAAGATACATATTTAAAATCATTAGGATCAGGTGCAGTTGTAGGAAGAGGAGAGGTTGTAGGAATAGCTGTGGCTGTAGAAAATCGTAGTTGGTATTTTCCTATTGCTCATGCGGAAGGACCAAACTCTAATAGAGAAAAAACTTTAGAGTGGTTTAAAGATATTTTAGATTGTCCGGCTACAAAAATATTTCATAATGCTATGTATGACGTATGTTGGATACGTAAATTAGGCTTAAATATCAATGGTTTAGTGGTAGATACCATGGTTGCATGTTCACTCCTAGACGAAAATAGA